AGATCAAGATTTAGGAAAAGCTGCAGTAGAGATGTTGGCCGCTGAGAACTTATTAACAAGATCTCAAAAAGGTATTGTCAATGAAACTTTGCAACAGGAAAAAATGTTAGACCAAAATGGAGTAGGAGTTGCGCCAAAGGCAACTGCACCTAAAGCACCGTCACTTACAGCACCCACTTCTCCTACATCATCAGGTGAAGGTAAAGGTAACACTACGGTTATTAATAACGTACCTCAACAGCAAGGTGGTGGTTCTAAAACAAGACCTTCTCATAGAAGCCCTGATGTGTCCATTGATAAGCAACTAATGGAAGACAAAAGACATTCTTCTACTCGCTGATAAATAAACCATGCCTAGATATTCAGACTTAAATTTAAACTTCATCAAACATCCTAATACTAGAGATGTTTTGAAGCGCTACGACCTCGATGCGGTGAAGAATGCAGTTCGCAACCTAGTTAAGTGCAATCGAGGAGAAAAACTCTTTAAGCCTAACTTTGGTGGTTCCATTCGTGGTTTGTTGTTTGAAAACATTAGCAACACTGACAGTGAACTATTGAAGCGTAAGTGGAATGAGCTGCTGCTCATGTATGAACCTAGAGCAACTATCGATAGACTTGACATAACAACCGAGAACAATGAAATGTATATTTTGTTATATCTCAGCTTAAAAGAAACACCCGAAGTACAATTCACGCTTCCAATTGCTGTTGAACGTGTAAGATAAAGGAAAATAAATGGCTGCACCATCAACAATGAAGGTCACCGAACTAGAGTTCGATCAGATCAAAGCAAACCTTAAGACATTTTTATCAAGTAAAGATGAATTCAAGGATTATGACTTCGAAGCATCAGGCTTGTCATTCCTTCTTGATACACTTGCATATAACACCCACTACAACGCTTTGATGGCGAACTTTGTTGCAAACGAAATGTTCCTGGATACTGCTGCAAAGAGATCGAGTGTTTTGTCTCATGCAAAGGCGCTGGGTTACAGAACTCGAGGCATTCGCTCATCTAGAGCAAAGGTCGACATTAAGATCAATACATTGACTCTAGCTAATAGTGCATCAGCTCCTGACACATTTATTCTACCAAAAGGCACGGCATTTATCTCAACAGTGGGCAACACTCAATTTCAGTTTGTGACCCTCAACGATAGATCAGCACCAAAGAACAATGACGGTAGTTATACCCTAGATGATGTTGAATTGGTTGAAGGGGTGCTATTCTCATATGAGTATTATGTAACTGATGATTCACCTGGTGTCATTTATCCTATCCCTAATCAAAGTGTCGATACCTCTACAACAGCGCTGACTGTAAGACAATCTGTATCAGACGTTACACCTACACAATGGCAGAGATCTGATACTATTCTTAACGTGGACGAAAACTCAAAGGTTTACTGGACACAAGAAGGCATGAATGGTTATTATGAGTTCTTCTTCGGTAACGGCCAGATGGGTATGATTCCTGCAGTGGGCAGCATTTTAGTTCTCGAGTATGTTTCGTCACAAGGCTTTGCATCAAACGGCGCTAAGAAGTTTGTTCCTGTTTCACGCATTGCTCATGAAGGTAATAGTAACATTACCGCTGCATCATACAGAATCTCATTGAGTCAAGAGTCAGTTGGTGGTGCCGACCCTGAAACTATTCCTGAAATCAAACACAACGCTGCTAATCACTTCATTGTGCAGGATCGTGCTGTTACAGTTAGTGACTATAAAGCCCTTATTCAAGAATACTTTGCCAATGTGCGCTCGATCAAAGTGTGGGGCGGTGAAGATAACAATCCTGTCCGTTATGGTAAGGTTATGGTTTGTATTCAGCCCCAGTACGGCGACTACATTACACAAACAGAAAAAGATTATATCAGCGATATTCTTGCAGAGAAGTCAGTTATCTCTATTGGTTTGGAGTACATCGACCCTGAGTACATCAATATTAGTGTAGCGACCGTAGCGTATTATGATCCAACCAAGTTGCCTAAGTCAATGAACCTTGCAACAGAGATTAAAAACATTGTTCAAGACTTCTCAGAGCTTGAGTTGGAAAAGTTCGGGCAGCATTTCCGCTTCTCAAAGTTCTCTACAGTTATCGATGAAACAGATGACTCAGTTAACAGCAACATTACTGCCGTTACTGCATATAAAACACTGATTCCTAAGCTGAATGAGACACAATCATACACACTTAATTTTTACAACCAAATTAAAAACGGCACAGACACAGTTACCTCTACATTGTTCAAGATTTACGGAGAACAGAACTGGGTTCGCTTGAGTAACATCGGCACTAATCTTTATGCTGTCTACACTAACGATGTAGGTAAAACTATTCAAGTGGCCTTCGCAGGCACAGTTGATTTGTCTAAGGGCATCATCAGTTTGAGTTCATTAGAATTTACTGAGATATATGGTTCAGATTTCCGTGTCACTATCGTCCCTTCATATCAGGATATTTCTGCAGGATTAAATAACATTTTAAGAATCAGACCTGATGATATTAGCATCAAAGTCGTCGCAGAACTTCCAACACAAAACAGAACCTTGGTATAATAAATGAAACCATCAGTATCGAGCTATATCAAATCTCAAGTACCTGAGTTTATTCGTAGTGATAACCCTGTATTTGTAAAACTACTTGAATCATATTATGAGTTTCTAGAACAGCCTACAGATAGTACAGGTTCTGTTTGGTCACCTATTGGTTTCCTTCGTGCAGCTATCGAGCAAAAAGACGTTGACCTTGCTACAGAAGTATTTTCAAACTACATCAAGCTACAAGTTCTACCATCACTACCTCAAAATGAATTAGACCGTGTTGATGCAAACACTTTGATTAAGCACATCAAAGAGCTTGTTAGTGTAAAAGGAACATTAGATTCATATCGCTACACTATGCAAGCGATCTATGATCAGAATGTGGACACTGAGGTCATGGCTGATTATGTTTTCCGTGCGTCAGACAACAAGTATGAGTCAAAAACAATCATTGTAGTTAAGAACCTTCCAGGACAGGAAGTTGATCTTCTACAGTTGATCGGATCATCATTGGTTCAGCAATCACCTATTGCAGCTGCATTCGTTGATAGAGTGCAGAAGGTAACATGGATGAGCCCTGATCTACCTTTGTGGGCTGCGTCTATTTCGGTTACTCGAGGTGATCGCCTTAACATTGGTAACAGAGAGTATGAAGCACAAAACAGCGGAACAACTGACACTGATGCTCCAACATCATTAGGCACAACCATTGTAGATAATGATGTTACATGGCAACTTATCAGTAGCGATTACTACACATGTACACTAAGACAAGACACTATCTTTGGTGAATTCATTCTGGGTGGTAAAATCACAGGTAAGTTCCGTGAGACAGGCGAAAGCGTTATTGTTCAGATCGATAATATTCTGGGTGATGTGAGCATCGAGAGTCCAGGTTCTCTATACAAACCTGGCCAAGAATTAACACTAACAGGCGGATCTGGTATCAACGGACAAATTCTTGTTGATGAAGTTTCTCCGGGTGGTGTGACAAACACAATTATAGCTAAGCGTGGTTACGGTCATCAGGTTGGTGACAACATTAACTTCCTATCGGTTGATGGATATGGTACAGGTGCATTGGCTGAAGTAACAGCTATTGACGGTATCGATGCTAACCTCTTACCTGTTCTAGAACTCGACTCATTCACATTTAGAAGTGTAGGTGACTACTACAAAGCAGGTGACTTGATTGAACTTGTCTTGCCTGGTGATAACGTAAATCCTGTTCTACAAGTTGACACCATTACAACTGGGCCAGCTACTGTAACTATCGAATACGGTGGTACATATACAAGAGCCCAAGTGATGTTTATCGACGATGGCACAGACTACTATCCTGTTACTGCAACCATCCATGATGGTGCTATTACCTACATTCCCGTTCCAGACGTTGCTTGGATCGGTGAGCCTGTTATGCAAGTTGGTGGTGCTGGCGCATATGGTTCTCTTGTCACTCAAGCTGGTGGTTCAGTAGGATCAACATACGTTGGTTCAATTGCTACAACAGATAAAGGAATCAACTACACTCAATGTCCAGTTGCACGATTCTTCCTTGATGCTGGTTTCACTCAGCCTATTGAAACAGTTAACCTGAACGTCGACTACGTTCCTTCTGTTACTGATGAGTTGGGTATTGATTCTCTAACATTTAAGAACGATACTATTCTCGGTGCAACTATATTCAAAGGTGTGGCTGCTGGTACAACAATCTACTTTAGACTTGAATGTCAAACTGGTTCGGGCTTTGTTGGCTCATTGCAGATGGGTGGTAAGATTGCTACAGCATCTATCTACCGTCGTGGTGATCTGGACGAACTTCATGGCGATATTATTTCCTACAACATTCCTACTCGCTTGTTTGGTACAACCAAAGTAAACGAATCGGCTGTCGTAGATGCTGAATATCGTCTCAAAAACATATTAATTGATAATTCTGGACGTGGATATACAGTAGCCGAGTCATTGATAGGATTTACCACAACTAACAACTCCGCAGTTATTCAATATCCTGCAGGTGAACTTCTTTCTAGCACTATTGTTAAGGCAGACGCTTTGGTTGTCGGCACTGGTGTGCCTGACGACACTTACGTTGTTTCCGTTGACAGCAACACCTCTTTCACTGTATCAAACAATGCAACAATAGACGACACCGGTGTGACATTAAGCTTTGGTGGTTATATTGTTTCTGTTACTGAAGGTAAGGGAACTGGTGCAGTTCTCGAGCCATTGATTGTTCAAGACGCCGTTGCCTCAGTCACTATTGTTAATGGTGGTACATTGTATGGAGAAGACACCACTATTCAAGTTATCAGCAAGTACGGTAACGGCGCAGTACTAAGACCAGTTATTTCAGCAGGTGTTATAACAGGTGTTACCATCGTTGATTGTGGTGAGGGTTACACCAATAGTGACTTGGTTCTTGTCACAAGCAAAACTGGTTCAGGAGCACAGCTATCGATAGTTACTGCTGATGGTGTGATTCGTGCTATTCGTCTTCTGAGTTCAGGTGAAGGCTATCAATCAGGTGTCACTCTAACAATTACCGGTGATGGAGCAAGTGCAACAGCTACTCCAACCATCACTGATGGTGTGATCACAAGAGTTAGCATGACCAACAGAGGGTCAGGTTACACAACTGCCTCAGTAACAATAAACGTACTAGGTGTGGACGCTGAAGTCAGCATTCAAACATCACCTAATGGTGTTATCAAGAACATCAATGTTGATGCAAGTGGCGAAGGATATTGGGATCCAACTGAAATTACTCCTCTAACGGTTACTGTTAGCGCACCTACTAACCCATCATTAGTTGCGGGTGGCGGCGGTTATGTTTCAGGTGGCACCTTTGTTTCGATTGTTGGTGATGGTACTGGAGCAGCAGCAGTAGCTAATGTGCGTAACGACGGCGTAGTTATGTCTGTTACAATGACTAGCATTGGAAAGAACTACACATATGCAGACGTTGTTATTACAGGTGCTGGTACAGGCGCTCATGGTATTGCAAGAGTAGTTAACGGCGCTGTTACTGAGATCGCTATTGTGTCAGGTAAGCTAGCTAAGCTGGCACCAACCATTAATAAAGATTCTGGTGAGATTGAAGTTCTAGAGATTCTCGATCCAGGTTTCGGCTACGTGGTGCCGCCCACTATAACAATCAATGGTGGCACCCCTCCCCTAGCTGGTTCTGTAACAAATGCTACAGTTAACGTAACTACAAGACAACTGACAGGATTCGATCTTTCAGGTGGAGCAGGATATCACTACGGAACTCAAATTGTTATCGATGGTGATGGTTCGAACGCAGCAGCAACTCCCATTGTTGAGACAGGTATCACTCGCTTAGACATTATCGATGGTGGTGAAACATTCACTGCACCTAAGGCATTAGTGTACGAAGAAGATAATGCGACAGCTAAAGTTAAGCTGAACCTAAAAGAGATCGATGCAAAGGTTAAGAAGTTCATTGGTCGCAATGGTGTAGGAACATTCCTCGCAGGCGATATTATCTTTGTTGGTGTCAGCGCCCTAAGATCAATCAAGCGTGGGGTGGTTGTCAAAGTTGAAGGAACAACAACCAACCCTGTTATTCATTATTACTTACAAGATAGCTACCCAGTTCAATTTGGTGCTGGTGATTACATTCAGTGCGAAAGAAGTGCTGGTGTTCATTGCGTCGCCGGGCTGGGTGAAGATGCGATCCTGGAAGCTAACTATGTTAATGGCAAGATTACCTCAGTGTACATTGTTAATGGTGGTACAGGTTACCCTAACAATAGCACAATCGAATTCATTAACATGGATGGTGCTGGTGCAACTGCGACAATTAAGACAGACCCTCTACAGTCAGATACAATTGTATCAGCAACAGTCACTAATGGTGGAACTGGATACATCAATAGTACAATCACTGTTATCAACGAATGGAACTCGGGTGACACATATAATACCGGAGAAGAAGTATGGTACGGTGATTACCAATATCAAGCAGTAGCAGGTGGTACAGCAGGAGCAACTCCGCCCACACATACTACTGGTACTGTATCAGATGGCGCTGTTGATTGGTTGTACCTAGGTCCTAAGGGAGTTATGGGTACAGTTCAAGTTCATGCAAACACAAACATGGACTCAGATCTCTTGGCTCAAAAAGTATCAGGAGTTATTGGTTCATATGATATTGTCGAAGCAGGAGCGTTATACGTTACTCCGTCCATTGTCGTGTATAACAACCCAGGTGATGCTGAAGTCGAGGCCAATTTGCTCGCCGGTGCTGTTGATTCGTTCACTATAACTAAAAACGGAGTGTATAGTACAGCCCCTACCATCTATGTTGTAGGTGATGGCGCAGGTGCAGGTGGCACAACAGTTCTAGCATCAGACGGAACTATCGATTCAATTACAATCACTCCTGGATCAGGATACACTTGGGCCCATGCATATGTCGCTACAAACGTAGGAAGAAATGCTGTCATCCAGGCATTCGCTGATCGTCCTATTAAGAGTGTTGAAATTACAAACGCTGGAACAGGTTACAACTACACCTTCCTTTCAGTAATTGGAGACGGCACCGCAGCAGCTCTATCAGCCAACATCGCAGGTTTCGGAAGTGTAACAGATGCATCCGTCGATACACAAGGTACAAAATACACCCAATTTCCTACAGTTATTGTTGATGATGTATCAGCTATTGGTGCGATCTCGGAGATCACTATTCGTGATAAAGGGTATGGTTATACTACCCTTCCACTTGCAGTAATTGAAAACAACGATGGTGCGTCAGCTGTTATTGCAGTATCGAATACAATCGGCGCAGTTAAAGGATTCAATACAACTGACTTCGGATTCAACTATAAGGAAGTTCCACTTGTTTCGTTCCCATTGAACCTGATTGTCAGTGATATGACATATCCATTCATGGTTGGTGAACTAGTTTATGTTGACGGTTATAACTATCCTGACAATGACTTTACTAAAGGCCCTCATGCGTATGTGAAAGAAGTTGACTTGGACAGAAACTTGGTTGTTCTTGGTGGAACAACTGACATCTATATTCTGACACTGTCAGCAGGCAAAAATGACTTCCTGATTCTGTCTGAGAAGGATTCATACTTAGTAAACGAAATCAGTAACTATATCGGTATCGGTAATGTTATTGTTGGTGAGAGAACAAGACTTAAGACAAGAGTGTTGTGGCAGAACCGTGCTTCAGGCGTAGTTGGTAACGCTGCTGTTGGTAAGTATAAAGCAGTGTTTAGTAAGTCGTCAGGTTATCTGAGCAACACCGACATTGTTCTACATGACAGCTATAGATACCATGACTATGCGTACAAGGTATCAACTGGTCTTTCATTGAGCGATTATGAGCAAACATTGAAGTCATTGGTTCACCCATCAGGGTTCAAGTTATTTGGTGATATTGTTATCGAAGGTTACGGTAGTGCAACTGTTGACATGCCTACAACAGACACAGGTGAACAAATTAGTGACGTTACATACTTGTTGTTGTTCTCATTGTACGCAAGCTTGTATCTTGGGGCATATGTTGGATATATTAGCGAACTACTATGGCTAAGAGTATCAGATATCACTCCTTATATCATCAAAGAGCTTGCTAGTGGTAATGTTGATCTCTCATCACTCCTAAACAAACTTCGCCGTGGTCGTGTTAACACTCAACTATGCAAGTTTATGGACATGACTAATCCTGGTACGTTAACTTTTGTTGATGACACTTTAACTAATACCATCGCTAAGACAAGTAGAGTTGCAGTAGGATCAGGATATAGTTCCCTTACAACTACAGTGTCGATTAATACCTCAACAGGTAGTGGTGCTATTCTAGAAGCAATTGTATCCAACGGTGAAGTTGTTGCTATCAATGTAGTGTACGGTGGCGCCAACTATAATGTTGCTGACACACTAACGATCTCAGGTGTTGGTGTTGGTGCTAACTATACACTGTCATTAGCCAATCTGGCTATAACAAAAATGACTCGCTCAGTTGGTTCATGGATGACTGATTCGTTTGGAGATGATTGTTCTCGATTCACGGTTAACAACCACTCAATGATGATTCACCGTGACTTAATGCATCAACCAACAGCAACAGATATGTGGGTTAAGTATGAAGTGTTATCACCTATCAGTGGAATATTCACATCAGCAACATATACATGGGCAGCTGATTTAGTCACAGTTAGTGAGGTGGCTCATGGATTATTCGATGGTCAGATTGTCTTTCTATCGTTTACCTCAGGTGGTCTAAACATTAGCCAACCGTTCGTAATAACCAAAATTAATGATGACTCTTTCAGTGTTGAATACCTAGGTAGTGGTACAGGTGGCAACGTAACAGTTGAAAGATCGTTTGGAACCAAGAAGTTTATTTAACTTGATAAATAAGAAATCTCATCCGGAGTCTATCTAATGGCCGCAATTATCACAAGCAAATTCAGAGTGTTCAATGCTAAAAAATTCATTGACGCACTAAGTGCATCTAACTATTACTACATGTTTATCGGACGCCCCGAATCCTGGCCAGATGACCTAGTTCCGCCTAACCCTGCTGATAACGTAAAGCAAGACAACAAGATTTGGGACTCCATGATCGCTATGAAGCGAATCACTTCCAATGATGTGTCACACGGCATCTACCGTAGAACTTGGACAGCTGGTAAGTATTACGACATGTACCGTCACGACTACGATGGTACAGTTCCTGGTGTTGATATTGACACAGGATCATCAACTTACCCACTGTCACTAAGTGACGCAAACTATTACGTTGTAACAGCAAATAACAGTGTTTATGTTTGCTTGAAGACAAACGGTCAATCAACAGTTTCTCCTCAAACACTCGGTACAGGTGGCGCACAGTTCCTTCCTGTAACAGGCGCAGATGGTTATGTTTGGAAGTACATTGGTACAACAGACTCAACAGCGGTTAACAAGTTCCAAAGCACATATTATCACCCTGTTAGAACGCTTATAACTGCTCCGTTGACAGGTGACCCATATGAAGTTCAGTGGAACGCACAGCAAACAGCTAAAACAACATACCCCGGCGCTATCTTCAACGTGCTGGTTACAGGTCAAGGTACAGGCTATGTGCAAGGTACTCCACCTTCCGTAACAGTTGAAGGTGATGGCGCAAACGCAACAGCTGTCGCAGTTGTCGACGGTACAGGTAAAGTGGTTGGTGTCAATATGACCAACTATGGTACAGGTTATACATGGGCGAACATTGTTATCGCCGCACCTTCGGCAGGAACAACTGCAACAGCTACAGCGATTATCACACCTAAAGATGGTCTTGGTGCTGATCCTGTTCGTGACTTGAATGGTTATTTTGTTATCGCCTACTCGGCGTTTGTTGAGGCCGAAGGCGCTGGTGACTTCCCTGTTACTAACGATTACCGTCAAATTGGTTTGGTTGCAAACCCAATCGAAAACGGTGGTACATCTTTGTTGACACTACCAACAGCCTCGTCTTGCTATGCAATCAAGTTGAACCCATACTCAGGTTCGTTCTCTCCTGATAGCATCATCACAGAACAAGATGGCGCTAAGGGAAGAATCATCGACACATATGTTAGTGGTCCTGATCTGGTTGTTCGCTACATTAGAACAGAATCGGAGCAAGTTGGTGCTGGTGCAAGTTCATCATTCAACGTAGGTAAGACTGTATCAACAAGTGCTCTTGGAACAGGAACAATCACTGCAGTGCTTGATAAAACAAACGGTGGCCCTGAGGTTGAAAAGTATACTGGTCAGGTCATTTATTATGAAAACAGACGTGCAATTCAAAGATCGGCTGACCAAACTGAAGTCATCATCATTACCTTTGAATTCTAACATAAATAAAACAGTTGCAATAACAGGATACCTAAAGAATGCAAAATTTTAACGTCGCTCCATACTTTGACGATTTCACAGACGACAAGAACTTCTATAAGATGTTGTTCGTCCCAACTCGCCCAGTACAAACCCGTGAGTTGAACCAGATTCAATCTATCCTGCAAAATCAAATCAAGAGCCATGCTGATCACGTCTTTAAGAATGGTTCGATGGTTATTCCTGGACACGTTTATTACGACTCAGCAGTATACTCATTGAAGTTGGTTGGTCTATACAACGACGTTTCAGCTGATCTTATCCTAGACAACCTTGTTGGTCAAACATTGGTTGGCTCTGAAACAGGCGTGACTGCCTTGGTTGTTCACTACGACCTATCAACCAACAAAGACGCACCGTTACTATATGTTAAGTTCATTTCTTCTTCAACAACCGAAGAAGAAGTTAAACAGTTCAAGAACAGTGAAGTTCTGTATGACTCAACTAATGCAGACGTTAAGGTTAAACTTGTCTCATCAGAAGCAGTTTCATCAGCATCAATCGTTACAGTTAACGAAGGTATTTACTACATCAACGGATACTTTGTTCGTGTTGATAAGCAAACAATTACTCTGGAAAAATTCAGCAAGACTCCTACATGGCGTGCTGGTCTGGAAATCAAAGAGACAATCGTAACAGCAGTAGAAGATGAATCATTGTATGATAACGCACTCGGTTACAGCAACTATGCTGCTCCTGGTGCTAACCGTTACAAGCTGGAACTGATCCTATCTAAGCGCTCATTTAACTTTGATGACCTAGAAACAACTGATGATGAAGGAAATGTTCTTGAGGAAAAGTTCATTGACCTTATCCATGTTAAAAAAGGTCAAATCATTCAGGAAGTAACTGCAACAGAGTACTCAGAAATCGAGAAGATTTTTGCTCGTCGTACATATGATGAGTCGGGTGATTATGAAGTTAAACCTTTTGTTGTTACATCCAACAACTATAGAAACAACTATCGTGGTGATTGGAAAGCAGGTGTATCATACTTGCAGGGTGACGTTGTAAAATCAAATGGTGCAACATGGGAAGCGCTGAATGATGGTGCAGCGGGTCCTTCAGCTCCTTCTGAGGCTACAGGTTATAAGGTTAACGATGGTAACATTAACTGGGTTATGCTCAACAAGATGCAAACCAACCTGTCAAACAACGGTATTTTCAGACCAAAAGAAACAGATTCGCTGTTCACTAACCGTGAAAATGCAGGCAAGATTGTTTATAAGATTGCGCCTGGTAAAGGTTATGTTAGTGGCTATGAAGTTGAAACAAAGGCTGATCAAACACTAACCAGCGAAAAGGCTCTAACATACGAACATGTTGAGAACGAAATTGTACCTGCGGCTGCTGGTACATATGCTGAGGTGACCAACCTTCGTGGTTTGCCTAACATTAGCACATACGAACAAGTTGACTTGTATTACTACACTCGTGCTGAACTGCTAACATTCGACACAAACAAAAGACAAGCAACAGCATCAAACACTCAAACTGGAACCATTACATCCATTACTGTTACTGACATGGGTTATGGTTATGACCGTAACAACCCTCCAACAGTAACAGTGACAGGTGGTGGTGGTTCAGGCGCAATTCTTAAGGCCATTGTTTCGTTGACTGGTGAAATTCAAGAGATCCGTGTTATCAACGGCGGTTCAGCTTATAACGGCTCACAAAACATTGCTATCGGTGCTCCTACTGCTGATCCTGTTAAGATCGGTACATGTCGTGTTCGTTCAATGGACTATCAAGAAGGAACACAAGGATCCGCAACTGCTAAGTATCGTCTACAGATTTTTGACGTTGACCTACAACCTGAATACACATGGGGTCTACATGTTAAGTCTATTATTGGACAAGGATCGTCAGGTTTCCAAGCCGACCTTGTTGAAGAACTAGTTCGTCTACCTGGTTTGGTAAATATCACATCAGGTCAAAAGACAGTATCAGGTATCGGAACTTCATTCCTGAGCAACGTAACTTCAGGTCAGTATATTCGTATTGGTTCTGGTTTGACAGTCAAGACAAGCTGGGTTGTGCCTACATCAGACAGCTCATTGACAGTTCCATATAACTTCGCCACAACACTTGAGTCTCAAACGATTGATGCTGTCTACAGCTCAATTTTCTCAGTATCAGCTAGCTTGTTGACCCCGTTCACCAAAGAGTATGTGCGTAACGTCCGTAGTAAAGATGACACAACTATCGCTACAACATACACTGTACGCCGTCACTTCAACCTGTTGAACCCAACAGCTGGAACCATTACAATTACACTGACTGTTGATGGTGAAACATTTGCACCTATCACTACAGGCAACTACTTGGTATCGGTTATCTCTTCAGGAGCCATTCTAGCAGCGCCTAATATGACTCTCTCACCTGATGCTAAGACACTGACAATTTCAGGCCTTGCGTCAGAGGCGCACGAAGTTCTAACTACAGTTGAGAAAACATCAACAGCGGCCCGTGAAAAAACAAAAACTCGTGCCATCAAGATCATGGATGTCACAAACCAGAAGACACTTGAAAAGGCTGTACTGCAACTGAACGAAGCAGACGTGTATCGTGTTGTTAAAGTCATGAAGGCAAGAGGTGCTGGTAACCTAACAGGCACAGATTATGATGACTGGGCGACAGCAACAGCTACCGAAGGCTATAACGACATTACAAACCAGTTTATTTTGGATAACGGTCAAACACCTATGTTCTATGGTTTGGGTAAGCTGTCTAAGAAGAAAGACTGCCCAAAACTGAACAACACTGTCCGTATTGTATTTGAATACTTCAACCATAGTGCTGGTGACTTCTTCACAGTTAACTCATATGTTGACGTTGCCCGTGATAAGGTCGATACTATTCTTCGTGACTCGATTGACTTCCGTCCACGTATTTCAGATGATGGTCTGTCATTCTTGACTATTGATGGTGCATCTGTAACTGAACCAACATCACTTAATACTTTCTTCAAGGTCAACTACTCATATTACCTACCAAGAATAGACATCATCACAATCGATAGTAACAACAAGCTAGAGGTTGTTGCGGGTGAGCCAGGTTATTCATTGAAGGAACCTATCCCTAAGCAAAACAGCATGATTATCAGCTTGGCAAGACTTGCGCCTGGATCATTTAGCGCAAACTCAAATGATATTCAGATTAGCAAGAAAGAACATAAGCGTTACACTATGGCCGATATTGGTCAGCTCGAGCGCCGTATCAACAACCTAGAGTACTATGCACAGCTGTCTCTACTTGAAAGTGAAACTATCAGTAAGACAGTGACTGACTCAAATGGATTTGATCGTTTCAAGGCAGGTATTTTGACTGATTCGTTTGCAAGTCAAGCTGTCAGTGATGCAGCTCACCCAGACTTCCTATGTGCTCTTGACTTTGAGCAAGGTGAATGTCGTGCTTTCGCTGAATCAACAAGTATCGATTTGAAAGAATCAGCGTTGACACAATCACAAAGATTGACTTCACATTACACAATGACAGGTGATATTCTGTCATTGCCTTACACAAACGTAACTTGTGTTGAGCAACCTCTTGCGTCGAGATCAGAATACGTTAACCCATTCGCTGTTGTTACCTTTAACGGTGAAGTGCAACTGTATCCTTCACAAGATACATGGATGGAAGAAAAAACCCGAATGGAAGTTACTCTAACCAAGGAAGGTAACTTCAACACAGTACAAGCAGCGCTGGCCTCATCTGGTCAACTAGGTACACGTTGGAACTCATGGCAGACTAACTGGTCTGGTATCACCTTCAACATGAACCAAAATAACGCCTGGACACGCCAATGGGGCAATCGTTGGTTAGATGGTGAAGGTTTCCGTGGTCGTGTTACTGGAATGTTGCAGGCTGGAAATATTCCAACATCTAATCAGTTCCTAACAGGACACTTGGGTATCGGTGTTGCGCCGTTTGGTGAGCAAGGTGGTGTTGGTACAGTTAACATTAATCAAAACAGATCCAGAACAGGCATCGAAACTCGCCTGAATGAGTCGTGGACTACAACAATCGATGATAGAATTGTTGAGACAACAATTATTCCTACCATTCGTACTCGCCCTGTTGTTATTAAGGCGGCTGGTCTTCGCCCCAATACAAAAGTTGTCCCATTCTTCAGTGACATTGATGTATCTGAGTACTGCTATGGCCTAAATGAACTAGTTGTTAGTGGTAGCATCAGCGGTAAGTTTGCCCTTTACGAAGAGGGTGTGGTTGATGATGAAGACAATGAAGCTCGCAGACTTTCAACCAAAGACGTTGAGACAAAAAGTAAGTCCCTTGTCGCACAACTAAAGGGTGTATTCTTTGATCGTGGTGAAGTGGTTAAGGTGTTTAATGGCACCATTGACACAGGCGCAACTGCTATTGTTGTTGATATTGTCAAACAAACAAAAGATGGTATTGATGAGCAAGTTGTTAAAGTCATCGGAAGAAAAAATGGCGCAACCTTTGACTGGAACGCTGTTCCTACTAACCTGACAGGTTACAGCATCAAATCAACGTCAGGTAATGCGTCTTGCAGCTTTAGTAAGATCCGCAACCCTGGCTTAGTTACAAACTCACAGGGCGCTGTTCATGTATCGTTCTACATTCCTAACAACGCTACACATAAGTTCAACACAGGATCTAGAGTATTCAAGTTCACTGACGATAGCACAAACAACGATGCGCTAGCTACAACAACCGCAGTTGGTAATTACATTGCAAGTGGAACATTGCAGGTTAAAGACAGAACTATCACGAATGTTAGAAATGCAGGTGATGTTGTTACTCAGAATGTAACACAAAATGAAACAATTAACCAAACATTGTTCATCGCTGGTCGTGGTGACCCTCTAGCACAAACATTCTCTATCAGTGAACAATCAGGGGCATTCATCACTCAAGCTGAAGTTTACTTTGTTGCGAAAGACCCTACACTACCTGTTAGATGTGAGATTCGTAGTGTTGTAAACGGCTACCCAGGACCTGATGTTTTGGCTCGTAAGTCACTGAACCCATCTGAGGTTAATGTTGACGCAACCAAGATGGTGCCTACAGTGTTCACTTTCGCACAGCCTATCTATCTAGCGCCAGTTGTTGAATATTGTATCGTGCTGTTGTCAGATTCAACAGTTTACAAGGTATGGATTGCTCGCATGGGTGAAGAGATTCTTGGTACAAACAAGCTGATCACTTCACAACCTTCACTAGGTTCATTGTTCAAGTCGCAAAACAACAGCACATGGACAGCAGAACAATACGAAGACCTTACATTTAAGATTTACAAGGCTAAGTTCGACATCTCACAAAGAGCTTCGATTGAGTTTGTAAACAAGCGTATTCCTACAGTTCGCTTGAATGATAACCCATTTTATGCTGTTCAGGGAACAAATATTGTTCGTGTGTTCCAAGAGAATCATGGGTTTGTTGAAGGTGACACTGTTGCACTGAGTGGTGCTTATGTCGGAACAACAGGACCGTTTGCTGCACTAGGTACAGAATATCTTGCGGGTGATCTTGCAACAGATTCTAAGAGCTACATTGTCGATAATGTTGAGCATGACTTCTACACAATCGAAATCACAAGTGCGGCAGGTGCGGCCGTGAACGCAGCGTTCACAACCCAGTTTGGTGGAGAAGAAGTTGAAGGCACATACCAGATAGCTTACTCAACATTGTTCCCGAACTTCCAAGTTCAAGCTTTCCCTGATACAACAGCAGTTCTATCAATTAAGCCAATGAAGGGTGATCCTGTTAATGCATACAACTTCATTAGTGAATTTGAAGCACCTAACCGTGAGAACGTCCACTTTACATCAATGATGCTTGTAGCATCGCATGATAACGAATCGAAGCGTTTGGCTAAAGATAAATCATTGCAGATGACTGTTACGTTCCAATCTGACGATGAAAACTTGTCTCCTGTGCTCGACTCGCAGCGCTGTTCAGCTATCTTGGTTAACAACAAAATCAACGACCCTTCTCTAGATAATATTAACTTTGCTTCGTTCGATGATGTTGTACTTTGCACAAATAAAACAATCAGCTTCCTGCACTCACAGAAAGCTAACCCTGAGGAGTGCAACAGCTATTTTGAGACAACTGACGCTACATTGTTCGACGACTTTGACAAGATTTCTGTTGGTAAGTATGTAACTGTTACAAGTGGCACTAACAACGGATTTACCTTCAAGGTACTTAGACCAACTAAGTTGACAGTTGGAGTAACTGAGACATATAGAATTTACGTTGATGGTGCAGTGAGCTTCACATCAGGAACAAGTACAAGTAATTGTTCGTTGACTCTTCATACTAGATATACTGATGAGATTGCACCATATAATACAAGTGTACTTTCAACATATGTCTCACAAGCAATGCGTACAACCGTTGCAAGCACAGGCGTTCGTATTACATTGGATGCTAACATTCCTACAGGCACAATGATTGAAGTTTATCATCGCCATATGGTTGCAAACAGCCTAGTGCCATTGCATGAGATTTGCTGGCACCCGATTCCTTCATTGACTACGCTTGTTACAACAGCGGACTTTAATAATATGACTGAATACGTCTTTGAGAAAACTGGTATTGCAGCACATGACGTTGGACAAGTTAAGATTGTGTTTAGATCAAGTAACCCGGCACTGACACCTAGAGTCAGCGCCTTGAGAGTTATTTCATTGGCTTAATATGATACCTGTAAAAGACAATCCGAAATGGATGAAGGACGGCCCTGCTGTTATCAACACTGACCTAGATGCGTATAACGCATATGTGAAGAAAAGAGCATCAGCAGAGGCTAACAAAGCTGAGATAGACAGCATGAGAACAACAATAAATAATTTGAATAACAGGGTAGAATCTATGTCTTCTACTTTGGATCAAATTCTAAATCTCTTAAAGAAGTGAGAACCTAATGGCAAAACCATTTACCGAAAGTGTTGACTACGTTTATCAGTGGCTTGATGATACGAACCGAATCTCAGAAAACTTGGGAGACCCTGTCAACGTATATGTTAGTGATGGTGATTACGCTACTCATAACGCTGCCTACCCTTCGTACTTAATCAATACAAGCACATATACTCATGATGCCCTAGAGCAAAGTGCAGTTGTTCGTGCCTTGAATGATCTGAACGATAGAAAAGTTAAGCGCAGCGGTGACATTATCACAGGTAACCTTCGCATCAACCAGAACTTGATTGTTGATCAAGACTTGGTGGTTCAGGGCGGTGATATTATCACCAATCAAGCCACATTTAATCTTCTTAACTCAACAGCTGCAACAATCAGTGCCTTTGGTGCTGGTACATCGATTAGCATTGGTTCTGGTACGGGTCTAACAACAATCAACCATGACTTGGCTGTCAACGGTGGCGACCTCACTACAACAGCAACAACATTTAATCTACTTAATACAACAGCGACAACAGTTAACGCCTTTGGTGCTAGCACTGCGGTTAACATTGGTGCTATTACTGGTACCACAACCATTAATCATAGCCTTTTGGTTAGTGGCGGTGCAGGTCAAACATTCATTATCAACGATGGCACAACTACAAGATTCTCAGTTGATTCAGTTAACGGCAACACATTGATCGCTGGTACACTTGGTGTAACCGGTGATTCAACACTAACCGGGGACCTCGCTGTCAACGGTGGGGACATCACTACAACAGCAACAACATTTAATCTACTTAATACCACTGCAACTACGGTTAACGCCTTTGGTGCTGGTACAGCAATCAACATTGGAGCAGGTTCAGGTACTACAACAGTAAACAATGATCTAGCAGTCAACGGTGGTGACATTGTAACTAACCAAACCTCGTTCAACCTGTTGAACACTTCGGTGACAACACTGAGTATGGCGCAAGCTGCAACATCAATTACTATTGGTGCGCTGACAGGTACAACTACAATTCGTCACGCTTTAACTGTTCAAGGTGGATCAGGACAATCATTCATTATCAATGACGGTACAACTAGCAGATTTACTGTTGACTCGACAAACGGTAACACAGTGATCAGTGGTACTCTATCTGTCACAGGAACATCTACATTAACTGGTGATACAACAATCACTGGCGACCTGGCTGTCAACGGTGGAGACATCACTACAACAGCAACAACATTTAACTTGTTGAATGCAACAGCAACAACTGTTAACTTTGCAGGAGCATCAACAGGATTAACCATCGGTGCGACAACAGGTACAGCAACAATCAGAAATGCTACAACAGCGATTACTGGTACACTCCGTGTTGATTCAGCAACAATCACAACTGACAGCGCCATTACAGCGAATGTGTTCGCTAACGCATCTGTTGCAACATTGAATATAGGAACAAGTGCAACCGCAGTTAATATTGGTGCTGCGACTGGTACTACAACAGTAAACAATAGTCTGCTTGTTGTAGGTGGATCAGCTCAAACATTCATTATCAACGATGGTACAACTACAAGATTCTCTGTTGATTCGATAAATGGTAACACATTGATCGCTGGTACACTTGGTGTGACTAGCGCAGTAACGCTGAGCAGCACACTTGGTGTGACTGGTGACACAACACTAACCGGAGACTTGGCTGTTAATGGTGGAGACATCACTACAACAGCTGCAACATTTAACCTCGTCAACGCAACAGCAACAACTGTGAATATAGCTGGTGCTGCAACTTCGTTCTCACTAGGAAACGTTGCGACTGGTGCACAAACAGTGAACATGTTTACTGCATCAACCGGCGCAAGCACATATAACTTAGCTTCAGGCGCAACATTATCAGGTAGCACAAAAACACTCAACCTCGCAACAGGTGGTGTAGCAGGTAGCACAACAAACATTAATATCGGATCGACTGCTGGTGGAACTATAATGTTCAACACACCAAACATGAGATTCGCTGGTGTTACAACCAACGGTGTGATTCATACAACAGGTGGTAACGGAACCGTTGGTATTCTTGGTACAGCGACAGCTAACCAAGTTTTATTGTCTGGTGCGAGTGCTGCTCCAGTTTGGTCAACAGCAACATTACCTGCAACAGTTGCAGCTAACTCATTGTTGTTTGCCAAGACAGCCAACCAAGTCGAAGCTATGCAGTTTATCTCTAGTGACTCAACCATTGCATACGACTACAGTATATCTGGTAAGGTCAACCTTCGTACAACTGGGTCGATGCCTACATCAATTCTGGTTATTGGTGACCTTCGTGTTGGTAGCAACAAGTCAGGAACATACTCACAATCAGGTACTTCGACAATCAGCGTGAACATTGTTGGTCATGGTATGACCTCAAGTAACTGGGTATACTTGGACTTCACATCAGGCACAGGTAACGATGGTGCGTATCAAGTAACAGTTATCGACGCTGATAACTTTACTGTCACAGGATCCATCCAAACAACAAGTGGTAACGTAACAGCAGAGATTGGTGGTACGGGTAACATCACAAAAGTGTTGTCTATCGGGACTGACGAATATGTACCAACCACATCGCTGTTTGTTAAGGCATATGACTTGACCCAAATCACAAAGTTGATGGAGGTTCAAGACTCTGTTGGTTCTACAAAGTTTCTGATTGAACCTAGTGGTAAGACAACAATCAACGGTGACTTGTATGTTCAAGGCAACATTGTTAATACAGGATCAAGCGGTGCTGTTGTTACTCAAGGTATCGTAGAGAACCCTGTAACTACAACAAGCACGTCTGAAACAACTATTCTATCTATTGCTGCGGCAACTTACCGTTCTGTTGAGTTCCAAATTCAAGCGGTTGAAGGCACTAAGTTCTGGACTAGTAAAATTTTGGCTATTCATGACGGCACAAACGTAAACTGGACAGAATATGGTATGGCAGGTATCGGCACATCTCCGGTGGCATCTTATGCAGTTGATATTTCAGCAGGTAACATTGTGCTTAAGGTAACTTCAGCATCAGCAGCATCAACAGTATATAAGGTGGTTGCGACAGCCATTCTAGTATAAATACAAAACAACAATAAGAAACAGTCTTAGGGAAAGGGAACTAAGTAATGGCATCAGTCGTAAAGCACTTCGTTGCTCGTCATGGTGTTGCTGTTGGTACATCACCAACAACAGTCATCAGTGATTTAGGAGCAGCAACATTTACAAATTTAAGCGTGTCTGGATCACTTCAAGCCGCACTAAATTTAAACTCACAAATTCTAACTAACGCCAATATCGATTCAGGTACAATCGATGGCGCTACTATTGCCACAAGCAACATCACTGTTGGCTCGACAAAAACACTTGATGTTTCAGCTGGTACGCTGACATTAGCAAACGACCAAATTTCTGGTGACAAGATTCACGGTGGTACAATCAGTGGTCCTGTAACAATCAGTACACCTTACATCGCTACGATCTATGCACAAGCAGGTACAGGTGGTGTGCTAGATTTAAGATCTAATAGTACAGATACAACAACCGGTTATGTTAGCGTTCCGATGACGACTGCATCAACTACCGTTGGTACAGGTGCACTTGTTGTCGCTGGTGGTTTGGGTGTAACAGGCCAATCAACCTTAGGTAACGTGGTTGTTACAGGCAACCTAACAGTAAACGGCACAACTACAACATTTAACTCAACAACAGTAACTATCGATGATCCAATATTCACGCTAGGTGGTGATACTGCGCCAGGTGCTGATGATAACAAAGATCGTGGTATTGAGTTTAGATGGCACAACGGTACAGCAGCTAGGGTAGGTTTCTTCGGCTTTGATGACAGCACCGGTAAGTTTACATTTATTCCTGATGCTACAAACACAAGTGAAGTTTTCTCAGGAACAAAAGGCACCCTTGATGCATTCTTAAGTGCGTCTGACTTGACTGCTGGTACAATCTCATCAACTATCTTAGCTAACAGCACAGTATACGTTGGTACAACAGCGATTGCGCTGAACCGTGCTTCGGCCGCTCAATCACTGACAGGTATTACAAGCATCGATGGTAGTGCAGCAACATTGACAACAGCTAGAGCTATTAACGGCGTTGACTTCAATGGTTCAGCAGCTATCACTGTACCTATCAACGTAACCGACGATACAACAACCAACGCTACATATTACCCTGCTCTAGCACAAGCTACAACCGGTAACACATCACCTAAGGTATCAAGCACCAAGCTGACATTTAACCCATCAACTGGTGCGTTGACTGCAACATCATTTGTTGGTCCGCTGACCGGCAACGCCACAACAGCTACAACATTGCAAACAACCCGTGCTATTAACGGCGTTGACTTCAACGGTTCAGCAGCTATCACTGTACCTGTGAACGTAACACAAGATAACGCAACTAACGCTACATACTACCCAGTGTTTGCCGTTGCAGCAACAACAGGTAACCAGTCAGCTAGGGTCTCGAGCACCAAGCTGACATTCAACCCAAGCACTGGTGTGTTAGCGGCAACAACCTTTAGTGGTAGTGCAGCGTCACTAACATCAGTTCCTGCAGGTCAGTTGACAGGTACTATTCCAAGTGCAGTTCTCGGTAATAGCACAGTATACGTTGGTACAACAGCGATTGCGCTCAACCGTGCTTCGGCAGCTCAGGCTTTGACAGGTATTACAAGCATCGACGGTAGCGCAGCAAGTGTAGCTAACGCCGTAACATTTAACAACGGCGGCACGGGTGATGCGTCAGGCACAACATTCAACGGTAGTGCCGCTCGAACAATCAGTTACAACACAATCGGCGCAGCTGCATCATCACACACTCACAGCTACCTACCGTTGAGTGGTGGTACGTTGACTGGTACTTTAAACATAGGTAACCAAGTAATTGAAGTCGGTTCAGGCGCAGGTACACTCACTAGTGGTTCCTCGTTCGCTGCAGGTAATGGTGATGGAGCTAGTTCGACTGTAGCTAATATCCGTATTGCGTCTTGGTTTGGCATCGGATTTACTCCAACAGTATCTGGGCAAACTATACCTCAAGGTGAGAATGCTGTCTTTATTGATGTAAGGGAAGGAACTGTAACCGCACGAGGAATCTTTATATCAACATCAACAGCGGCTAACATCTTACCAGTTGGAACAGAAGCACAAAGACCAGGAACACCTTCTGT